ACCGTGTCCGCGAACTCCGGTCTCCCCTGATAATCAATCAGCGCCTGCCGCCCTGTGAACCCAAGCGACAGCGCCAGTCCTGTTACCGTCGGCGGCTTTTCATCTAAAATAATCGGCCTTCCGTATTTATCTGTGGCAACATCGCCGTCAATCATAAGCGGTGTCCCTTTGCAGCTCTCAAAGTAAGCGTCAATGGCTTCCTGCATTGCCTTTACGCTTTTCCATTTCCTTGGCGCTCCGCCAGCCATGCGCTCACTCCCTTTCGTTTTGCTACCGGCCCCCACCCCTTGGCCTTACATAGCAGACTTTACCCGCCCCAAAGGGCACTCTACACGGAATGGCTCTTCCAACTAAGCCACAATGCGCAATGTCCCCCCTGGGACACATCGTTGAGAGGTGCGAGGTGTCCTGTCAAACCGGAATTGCACCGGGGCATCAAGGGCAAGTACCAGTTGCCGGAGATGAGCTGCTTTTACAGGCCGCAGCTTATATATTCTTGGAGCGAGGACGCATCACCCGAAACGCTCCCCGCCATGGTGCAGACGGCTGGGCTTGAACCAGCGACATTTTCATTATTGGCGAAATGCTCTGCCTACTGAGCTACGTCTACATATCCCCGGCATCCGCCGGGGTCAGGAGGAAAGAAAGGATGGATGGAAAGAATGAGGATACGGATATAACCCCGCACCCTCATTCTGACACATATTTTCTGCGCTTGCCCCGAATTGGGGGCAAAGACCAATTTTTTTTGCGATACTATAAAGGTTTACTCTCTCGCTCGCCCTCGTCCCATACAAGCTCATCCAAGCTGACGTGGTAATGATTCGCTATCAGCTTTAACTGGCTGAGAGCCGGTTCGTTCTCCCCGGTTTCGTACTTCCGCAGCGTATCATGCCCGATCCCAATCAGCTCCGCTTTCACTCTCATGCTTTTAGCAGGCCGCTCAGATTCCCTTAACTTCCGTAGCCGTTCCGGGAATGTACTCACATCATCACCTCGCATAACGGACCTTTTTCAGATCCTTGTATCTGTCCGGGAAAGAGATCAGTTTCGCCTTATCCCGGATGATTTCTTTCAACACCCGGTCCATGTGTTCCTGACAAACGTCCGCCGCCGGGTTTTTGTAGTTCAGCGCCGGTCTGTATTCTTTTCTCACCTCTGCCCATGCTTCGGTGAGACGCATAATGCGGTCATAGCCCCAGCCCTCCGACTGGTGGATCGCAATTTGCAATGTATCAATGTCATATTGCGAGGTTATAACCATCGTTGCCTGAAGCAGCCGGTTGGCCTCGTTCTCCCACCGTTGCAAGTATCCAGATTGTTTAGCCATCCGCTCCGTCCTTTCTCTCGCCGTCCATCTTCTTACTCAGCCCCTCCAAATTCTGCCTCGTACTGTTCCGGCGTGATAATCTCAATGTCCTTTGCGGAGCAGCCCAAGACAGAAAGGCACATCAGCTCCGCAAGTCTGTCTTTATCAATGGCCGACACAGCGTCCTCATAGAATACGCCGGGTTTCGCCTCAAAGCTGATTTGAGCGCCAAACGCCCCGGCTACGCTAAAGCAGATTTTGTATTCAGCCATCTTCAACCCTCCTTGAACGCATTGTAGTGGCACCCCATACACTTGGGAAACACATCGTCAGGGTTTTCTTCCTGATACTCTGCAAATTTTTGCGCCTTTTCTCTGGACTCGAAAACAGAAGAATAGTGAACGACCGGATTTGTATTCCGTCTGTAAGATGGGCTGTAAATGCCGCAATAGAGTGCGCCCTGATAGTCGCAGCATACAATTTCTTTGATTGTCCCCTTGTACACTTTGTTGGAGCAATTCACCCACCAAACGGTATCTCCAACATTCAGTTTTGTCTTAATATCAGCCATGGTCAGCCCTCCCATAAAACGCCTCTAAGTCATCCTGTGCCTTGTCCACGAAATCGGGGCAAGCCAAGCATTCCGGCAACGGGGCATCCGTCATGGGGTCAACCCATCCGAGGCAGTAGATACGGTCTTTCTTGCCGTCGTTCCATTCGTGGGACGGGCGCCCACGCTTACCAAGCGCACACTTAACCGTTGCCATTATCAGCCCTCCTCCACATAGCACCAGCTCTGGGGCGGGCGTTTGATGTCACCGCCCAATTTTTTGCAGCCCGTGCATTCCCATGTGTATTCTGCATGGCAAGAATCGCACGGGTCAGTTGCACGCTGGAACTCGCCCAGATCGCGTGGCATATCATAAATGCGCAGGTCGGAGATGTGCCAGCCGTAAAGCGGTGTTCCGTGTCCATAATCCCATAGTGCCCCATTTTCAAGACAAGTCTGGAATACATAATCATCGTCAATGTCATAGATGCCATACGGATCGTTTGCTTGGGCAAGTCTATCTATGCGGTCGCAGGTAAACTCCCCGATAACCTTGCCCTTGCGGTCTGCCCACTTGCCGCGGTTCCACTTGGCAACATCACGTCCAAGATCAACTCGAAAAAACTCGTTACAGCCTTGCAGCGTGCAGTAGATGTAACATTTGAACGGCGTTTCCAGCTTCGGGCGCGTCTTTCGGACCTCGGTGGTTTTCTCACCATTGACGATCTTCTCGCACCACTTCGGGCGGATGCTGATAAGTACGGCTTTACTCATTTTTCATCGCCTCCAATACTTTCTCCGCCTTCAATACTTTCTCCGCCTCCTCGCGGGTGAGGAATACGGACTGGCCAAATGCCCCAAATGGCGCACTATACAAGTTTCCGGGGTCGTCGATTGGTGCAAGATATAAAACTTTCAGCCAACTGTCCAAAACTGCGTATTTAACTTCGCATTCTCGCACACGCTTTTGGCCATCAAGCAGTGCAAATACATGCTCTCCAGATTGGCACGGCAGTACCACCAGCCGACCGGCCTTGTAGGCCTTGACCAGTTTCTCCAACCGGTCAAGATCGCAGTTTCGGCACAGATGGCGGAGCTGCTCTGCGGCTTCGTGATCCATGTCGACTTCCTCCGGCGTCAGCTCCGTGTCCTCATACTCGGCTAACTGTTCAACACATCTTTGTCTAAAAGCACTTTGCGCTATTCTATCTGGGCCAGAATCATCAAAGTAACAACTTGCAGGATAATTATAATCAGCCGCTCCACTGGACAAACGCTTAGTTAATCGTTCCATCACATTCCCTCCGTCCTTTCAAACCTGATCTTCATTTGTGCGGGGCACAAATCAACCTCTGGTCTGCGCTTGCCTGTCCATCGGAGACCGCCAGCTTGCCCGATGCACTTCCACCCGGCAGCCCGTAGGCTGGCCCCGTTTTCTGTGTCCAGAATATAGGTCACAAGCCGTTTATAGCCCATAGCCCGTGCCGCTCTCCACGCAGCCGCATACAGCATAGAGCAGGCGTTGCGGGTGCCGTCTGTGCAAAGCCGGTTGACCTCCAACGTCCAGCCATCATCCAGATGCCGGGACACTGGACGCCCCACAATGGCAACGCCTACGATTTTCTCTCCATCGGACAGCCCAATGGAAAACTTATGCCCCACCACAGGCCCGTGGTGCCGGTGGTACTGCTCAACGTAGGCATTGGCCTCTCTCAGCGTCATTGGGCACACTTCAAGCATTTTCCACCTCCGGCGGTTCCGGCAGCGGCATCCAGTGGGTGACGGGGCAGTCTACCAGATTGTTATACACATCATCAGGGTTGAACTGTCTGTTCTCCCACCAGCCGCTTGGAATGTAATAATCATCTGCTTCTTCGCTGTAAAGCCCGTAGGTGTAAATGTCGCACCAGTTCCATTTGCTGTCTTGCGTCAACATCTTTCCATCTTCGTAGATAGCCGGAACCACGAATATGTACCCATTGCGGTTGCAAACCGCCAAAACGTCTGTTTCTGGTTCCGGCAGCCGCTCCTCCACCGGGATCCAGCGCCGTTCAAGCAGCTCCGCACTCTCCTTGGCCACCAGCGCAGCCGCTTCCCGCAGTTGCTTGTTCTGCCCCCGCAGCTTCTCAATCTCCTTCTGGAGCGCTGCGATGTGGGTGTTTTGATTCTCCAGCCGGTCGGCGGCTTCCGCCAGATCATTGCCCAGCGTGATCGGCGTTTCCCACTGGTTCCCTTCCGCCCATTCCGCGTGCTCACGCAGAGAATTTACGAGGTTTGTATCTCTCATAGTTCCTCCCTACATTTCTTCATTCAGCCAGCTTGCCCACGTCACCATGCGGGTATCATCGGCATTGGATAGTTTCTCCGGGTATTTCAGATCAAGTGAGCAGCCCTTTGCTTCCAGCGCGTCATCCACGGCTTTTTCGATCAGCTCCCCCAAGCTGGCTGCGTTTTTCGTGTAAAATTCAAAGTTTGTCATTCCTCAAACCCTCCAAGAACTTCCTGCCCCGGCAGAACGCCGTCCTCCATCCACCAGTGGAACACGTCCACGCCGGAGCGCCAAGAGTATGCCTCCATGCCCCGTTCAATCCGTATTATCAACATTTTGTCAAACGAACGAATCCACGCTGTCTTGATCTCTGGATAGCGGGCAAATTCCATGATTCTGGTTTTGGATGCCATGGGACAGCCAATGCAGCCCACCCGGCAGAATCCCTCGCAGTACAGCGGATTCATGGATATTTTTTCTGCGCCGACGTAATCCCAAATATCTGCCGTTTGCCAGTCCACAATGGGGTTTACTACTCGTTTCCCCTTGAGCTGACACGTTTCAAATAATCGGCGATCCTCGTCGTTATCGTTTGATAGGATCAGTTTGTTTTGTGGCTTAGACGTTAATACCTCTAAGCCGCCACGGCGTTTCCTGGCTGTGGATTCCGCCCAGCGAACACCCGTAGCGATAAACCGATTCTTGCCCCCCCCCTCTTTAAGGACGGCGCAACAATACCGCATCAGGCGTGTGGGCGGCATGAGCTTCTTTTGAATCAGTTTCCACATGGTCATACGGGAGCCGTCCGGCTGGACGTGCTTGTCCACGTCGCACTTGATTCCCTTGCATTCCAGCCGATAAAACGTATCGTACACATGGCGCACCGTCTCCGGCGCGTCCACCGTGGTGAGGGAGTGCAGGGCTTCAAACGGGATGCCGCTTTTCTCCGCCAGATGTAGCATCACATCGCTATCCTTGCCGCCGGAATATGTAATCACCAGCGGTTTTTGGAAGAGCCGTAAGCTCATATCCGATGCCGCTTTCAGCCGCTCGATTGCGGTCTGCTCCAAATCGCTCATGAATCCTCCCATTCTCCGCACGGGAACAAAAAGTGCCCCATGTCTCCTGGTTTCTCCACTGTGCCGAACCGCCGTTTGGTAACAGCGATGGGGAACTCCTCAATCTCACTAGCCCATAGGCACGTTCCGCGTCCGTTCAACTGCTCCCAAATCAGCGGAAAACCGCCTATTCCATCGAACAAACTCGCCATAGTCGCATTTCGCTCGTAGTTGCCACATAGCCGTTTCAGCAGCCATTTCCACGGCGGCAGGGCGATGGAGTTGCCCAGTGCCTTATACCGGGGGCTATCCGCGTCCTTATGACGCTTGCCCTTGCTGTCCGTCCACTCGCCCAAGTCGGTCCAGTGGTCAGGGAAGCCTTGCAGCCGTTCGCACTCCAACGGGGTCAGACGGCGAACCACCATGTTTTGGCGGACCGTATTGTTCAGGTTCAGGCTTTGGCCTTCGCTTTCCTTTGCCTGCAAGGTTCCGTTGATCTCCCCGCCCTCGGTGAAATTTCGGCAATCTACGCTTGCGACATACGCGGCCATATCTGTTCGGTATGGGTCATTGGCTTTTGCTCTTAATGCTGGGGAAATTTCGCTTGATACCACCAGCATATCGTTGTAAGCGTCCTGCCCGTTATAGCTCCCTGCGTGTGCTCCGGGCGATAAAGTTCCGGTTGTTTTCTGGTACGTCAGCGGGATCTGGTTGCCGCCGGTTCCCATACGGGCTTGCAGGCTGGGAGCTACCTCGCCGCAGTCTCGGATGACGTCGCAGGCGTGGCTCATATCCAGTGCCACAAACGTCTGGCAGTGCATACCGGCCTCCGCAGCAAGCGACACTGCCTTATCCCCCACGTTGCGAACCTCTTCGCGCTGATTTTGCGCAAAAGCGATTACCGCCGGTTTGTTCCCCCCGCACTCCGCGTTCAGCGTAGGGGCCTGTTCCTCAACGTATCCGATGCTCCGGGCCTGTTCGCTGTTCCCCAGCTTAAACCCGGCGCATACAACCGGCTGGTTGTTCCCGCTCATCCCTGCGGAAGCGGTCAAGGTCGGTGCACGGTCATCGCTTCGCACCTCGGCCCCGTCTTGCTGAGTTGCCATGCAGAAAAGCGTCTGATCATTCCCTGCCTTAATCGTCCCGCTTTTCTCCGTCTGGACTAAGGCTCCTTTTCCGCCTCCGTCGCATCCTCCCCTGATTCGGACTGCGTAAGCAGCACCGCTTTCAGCACCGGCGGAAGGTCTTTCCCCCTCCGCTCCGCTCTCCGCAGGATACCCTGACACGCTTTTGCGCTCAAACAGTATTTCCCATGCGGTGTCGCCTCCAAAATCTGCGACAAGCGCGATTCTACGGCGACGTTGGGGGACTCCCCAGTGTTGCGCATCGAGCACTCGCCACGCAACGCTCCATCGTCCTCCCATTTCATCGTGATACCCTCCCCAGGTGTTCCAACCTTTTTCAGACACTTCAATATCGGGGGCTTCCGGTTCTGCGATGCGGATGGCTTCTTCGAGGACGGCTGCGAAGTCTTTTCCGCCGTTGCTTGAGAAGGCTCCGGGAACATTTTCCCAGACCATATACCGAGGTCGCACAAACTCACCTGTTCGCCCCATTCTTCTGTCACGTTCTCTCATCTCCTTAATGATCCGTATTTGCTCCATGTACAGGCCGGAACGCGCCCCGGCAAGCCCTGCCCGCTTTCCAGCAATAGAAAGATCCTGGCACGGACTGCCGCCGATCACTACATCCACAACGGGGGCTTCCCCGCCGTGGATCTTTGTTATGTCACCTAAGTGGATCATTCCTCCACCTCCTGCATCCAGAACTCGCGGCGGCAATTGGGGCATTCGCGTCTCATAGTTGCGCAGTTACCTCGTGCATTCCTGTGCGACGCGGAAATCGAGCAGGGATTTATTTGTAACACACCATCATCTCCGATGCGTGTCTCTGGATACTGCTCCAGAAACACACTCTGGCGGGTTTTGATGGGGTGCTCGGCGTCCCATCGCTCGACAAACTTCACCGCCCGTGTATTATCTCTTGCTGTCCTATAATCGTTGTAGCGCATTTTTTCTTCGGTAGATCCCCTTTTGCTGAGACGGTCAACCTTGTCCAAAAACTCCACAGCATCCATTATTCCACCTCCGCAAGCCAGAAATCCCGGCGGCAGGGTTCGCAAACACACGTTTCTACCGAATATGCCCCGCACGCCCCTCTATCATCCCTGCATTCTTTTGTTAGTTCTGCTGGGCAAATGGTAAGTACGCCTGTGGCCTTGTCTATCCTCGCCTCCGGGTACTGCTCCAGAAACACACTCTGCCTGGTTTTGGCGGGGTGCCTCTCGGCCCACTGTTCAACAATGGCGACTTTTTCCTCGGCAGATATGGCGCTGTAGCTTCTATCGAGCTTACAAGATGTATCATCACCAGCCGGGCATGACCAGCATTTGCTATAATAATCATTGCACATTCTCATGGCCGCACGGGTAAACTTAACTGCATCCATCATTCTTCCTCCTCAATAGTGACCTCCACGTGGGAGGCTCCGGTTGTCTGATACTTTCGCACAATCAGCAGTGCGATTGCGCTGTCATCGTTGTAGGCGTGGCCGTTCAGCGCGTCCAGAATAGCCTTCGCCACGTTGTCAGCGTCAGGGCGCTTAATATGGAGCGTCCCGTCCATTGCAGCGGCCTTTTTCTTTGACGTGCTCTTGGGCACCGTGAAGAACGCCGTGACGGTGGCCGTCAGCGGGATGCCGTCCGCAAAGCCTTCCCCGCTCTGGCACTTCCAGCACTGGACCACCTTGTTTTCGTAGTCCCGCGTTTTCTGCGGGGTGTAGGTGTGGCCGTTTTTCATAAACCGAGGACGGCCCTTGCCTACTGGAATACCGGGGACCGTAAATTCAATTTTCATTGTTCTCCTCTTTCTTCGGCTCAAATCCGCTTTTTTTCTCGCACTTGCACAGATGGCATTTGTCTGAATGCCTGTTTGCACAATGGACGCATGCAAAGGCAAACGTATAAACCCCCATCGGGTAAAGAACGGGGCCGGTAGATTCAACCTTCATCGTTTTTCTTCCTTTCCGTCAATGATGACTTGCACCACGCGGACGCGGCCCAGAGGCTCCAGCAGCATGGCCACCGCCTCCTTGGTTGCCAGCAGATTACCGTCCTCATGGATGTCAATCACAAGCCTTGTCATGCGCCCTCCTTTGGTCTGCCCGAAACTGGGGGCAGGCATAGATCCTGTAAGATTTGGCGGAGGAATCATCCGGGTCGCGGCCCATATTATTCCGAATGATGACCGGTTCCGCCTTCCAGCCGGGGACGGGTTCCCCTTTTGCGGACCATGAACAGCCTCCGCAGGCATTTACGCAGTCCCAGCAGGGCTGGCTGTGGGGTTTAATAAGGCAGTCCGCCAGCTTAATATCCGCAGCCATCACACATACCCCCAAGCGTCCTCGCATTTGCTGCCGGGGCCTTTTGCGCCCTTGCGGCAACCGCAATCCTGCTCTTTCGCCAGCCAGCGGGTAATGAATCCGCGCACCCCACGCGCCGTTTTCCGCTTCGCCGGGTTATTCAGGCACCATTCCCGCATCTCCCGCAACTGCTGTATCACGTCGACAGCAGGATACACGCCCGCCCATTCCTGGCATTGCTCCTGCGACACCGGATATTCAGTGCCGTCATTGAGGGGGATGGAAACCACCGGCGGGGATGCCGTTTGCGGCTCGCCGCCTACTTCTTCTGGATTCTGGATTCTGGATTCTGGATTCTGGATTGGATTACGGGCGCATTTGCTTTCACCTGCTTGCAATTGCTTGCAATTGATTTCAGATGTAATCAATCCGTCAGCAGGTGCCGGGAATTTGCTTACTTTGTTCCTCACCGTCTGGTGTTCGCTCCAGTTTGGAAAACATAGGTACGGTTCTCCGTCAACTTCATAGAGGATCACAGAGCCTATGGTCGCCAATTCTGCAAGCGTCTTACTGATCGTTCCCTCAGTCACACCTTTTCTGCGGGGGAATACAAAGCCTTTGAGCAATTCCGGGTCTGCGCTTCCGCGCCCATAATCATCAACGTAGGTAATCAGGTACGCCCACAATCGGAACTGAAAGTCCGACATTGCGTTGATGCTTTTGCTCGTCCTGATGCTATCCTTGATGATCCTGTTCGGCATTCACCCACCGCCTTAGAACGGGAGGTGCCCATCATCCTCGATCTCGCTGAAACCGCCCTGCGGGTCGCTCTGCGCCGTGTCCCCGCCGTCCCGCTTGGAATCGCCAAAGTACACGCTGTCGGCCACGATCTCGGCGGTGCGGCGCTTGTTGCCGTCCTTGTCGGTCCAGTCACGCAGCTGCAAGCGGCCCTCCACCACGGCCATGCGGCCCTTAGAGAAATACTTGCTTACAAATTCAGCGGTGTTGCGCCATACCACCACATCAATGAAATCCGTTTCCTTTTCGCCGGACAGGGACTTGAAGTCCCGGTCAACAGCCAGAGAGAAGGATGCGACCGCCGTGCCGCTGTTGGTGCGGCGCAATTCAGGGTCACGGGTCATCCGACCCATCACAATAATTCTGTTCAGCATGAAATAGCCCCCTTTCTGTAAATCATGTCCTCCCGGTTCCAATCCGGGTAAAATGCTTTCATGTACGCCACCAGCCGCACATAGATGCGCTCACGATCTCGCAATGGACCCTCGTCAAACAGGCGGTGGCAGCGTGGGCAGAGGGTTGCAATGTTCTGCTCAATCCCCATGCCGCCCTGCGAACGCCGTACCACATGGGCCACCGGCGCGCCTGCGGGAGACCCGCAGATCACGCACTGGTGATTGTCCCGCGCCCATACCACAACTTTCACGGATTGCGGAATGGACGTCGCCTTTGTCATTTTGTGCATCCCCATTCCTCCATCATCCCTGCCAGCTTCTCAGGCGGCAGGGTTTCAATGCCTTGTTCCATGCAATCCTGCACGATCAACTCAATCAGCCGGGACATCTGTTTGGTATTGTAGGTGCTGCTACCGTAATACGCCCGGATAACAACCCGTTCCCCATCTGGCGTAAAATCCACCTGTTCCGTCGGCCAGCCCTCGCCCATGTTCTCCCAGACAACCCGGAAGGTCTTCGCTTCCCCCTCGGTCAACTCAAAGTCTTTGTATGGGCCGATCTGCCGCACATACTCCCGGTAAATCTCGTTCTTGGTCACGGGAAACAGTTTGTCGGCCAGTTTGCCCAGAAGAACCCAGCAGTACCTGTTGGCGTCGAGGCTCCGCTTCTCCCGGTGTTCCTTGATCTCCACGTCGTAGACCTTGCCGGGTTTCAGGCTGTCAAGCACCTGTCGCGCCTTGTTGGTCTGGATGCACAGCCAGTCTCCGGCGGCATCCATCGTCCAGCGGAACGCCGACGCCTTAATCCGCTGCATCGTTGGCCTCCTTAGCCTCGGCTACGCACTTCTCGCACAGCGCATGGCCGTACAGTTCCTTCGCTCGTGCCGCCAGACGCGCCGCCTTCACCGTGGCTCTGCCGTCAAAGTAATCCATCACCTGACCGCCGCAGCGCTCACAGATAACGGTGGCGTCACCCTGCGGAGGCAATCTGTACCCCGGCTTCTGCCGCGTTGGGATCGCCGGTTCCTTCGGTCTGCTCGGCTCCGGCGTTTCCGCGTCCGGGTCCTTCATTTCCTCGGTGGGGATGCAGAATACCTGAAAGAACGCATACTTCATGGCAATCGCCATCGCCTTGTTGCTGGCCTTGTCCCCGCTGTCCATGCCCTCGCCGATCACCACCGCCGAAACGCTGGTGCCGTCCTCTGCGTAAAACGTGTATCTGACTTTCAGCATGGAATACAGGATCGTACCGCCCTTGTTGGTCACACGCTCCTCCCGCGACTGGTCGATCACCTCCGGCACAACGAACACCTTGTGCTTGGAGAGGATCGGCTGCAGGGCGTTCATCACATCGTCGATACCGCGATACTTGAAGCCCTGCTGCTGGTTCTTCTTATCCTTCCCGATCGCCGGGATCTCCTGCATGATCGCGGTAATGCTTTCAAAGATATTCATCACTTCACCCCCACGCTATAACCAGCCACCAGCTCCGCGCCGGGGACGGCTTCTGTTTTCAGGATCTTGGCAAGCTCCGCCTTGCTGATGGTCGGCTCTGCATACTGGATGCACTCATCATGTGCATGGTCCTGCAGCCATGCCAGAACAGTGTCAAAGTCAGCCACATTCACACTGGTAGTCTTGCGGAAATTCACCGCGCAGCGGGGGGATTCAAATTTCTGACCCTGCAAGGCATACGCCAGATAGTCCTTGAGGCGCTGGGCCTTGTTCTCCGCCGCCTTCTGCCGTTCGGCAAAGGCAAGCTTCTCAGCCTTGTAGGCAGCGGCATCTGCCACCAAGTTCTTGTAATATAGCGCGATGTTCTCGATCTTCTGATCCCGCGCCATGCTCAGTTGGTCGAAGGCGTCAAAGTCGCTGACCTCGCCGGTCTCCGGGTCTACCAGGGCCGTAATGGCCGCGTCAATTTCGTAAAGGTTCATTCTTTCCTCCTATATCTCGCAAACCGCACGGTCTCGCCGTAGCGGTTCTTTTGTGTGACCGTCTCCACGTCCAGCGCCACGCCGTCCCGCCGCAAGTCAGAGACCCGCGCCGTAAAATTGGCGATGCCGCACTCGCTCATGGCCTCGGCCCGTGTGATACTGCCGTGTTCATCCAGATACTTCAAGATCCGCTCACACTGGTTCATATCAGTCCTCCGGGATATCGATGATCGCGATCCCCATGGCCCGTGCCACGGCTTCTGGATCGCTGTCAACCTCATCCTTGAGCCAATCCTTCGCGCACTCCGGGCAGTAGCACTCGCCGTTGATCAAAAACCCCGGAGCCACATCGTCAAACGCATTGGGGTTCATGATGATGGAACATCTCGCGCACACCGGATAGATTTTCATTTCCACGCATCCCCTCTCTTCCACTTTTCCATCGGCTCACCTCTCCAACATCTGAATCAGGCTGTGAATCCCCCTGACTTGGGCGAAACCCTGAATTTTTCCAGTTCCAGCGTAGAATTGAAACAGTTTATCATCAGACTTCCGCCAACAATGGAAATGTCCGGTTTGCTCATTCTTGAGTTGGTATTCAATGCCGTGGGCTTCAAACTGCTGAATGGCATAGGCGATCCGGTCAGGGTTCTTTGCAACCCGTTCTGAATGAACCTGTTTTGCATGATTTTTCAGGGCATCCCATGCTTCATCCCTTGCCATCGGTTCCACCACCTTCTTCGATGAAATCTACGATCTTGAATACCCAGGTGGCCGCGTAGGCCACGCCCAGATTCATAAAAAACAGGTTCCAGCTCATTTCTTCTGCTCCTCCTGCTTACCCTCTTCCTTCGGCACAAACCGCACAGAAACGATCTCCAAATGGTTTTGCCGCGCCCAAAGCATCAAAGCCACTTCTTCAAATGTCATGTTTTTCACCTCCATTTCGTACTGGAAATAAATTCCCACATTCGGCAAAAATTATGATTTGCAATTCGGCGGTTCCTGTGCTATACTCAGCACAAGAACAACTCCCTTTGTTCTGCTTACGCTCCGCCCGGTCTGCAACGCCGGACGGGGCATTTTTTGCGCTCATTTGTCCTCCTTCGGGATCAGCCGTGCCGGAGGAACGTTCAGCACCTTCGCCATTTCCATCACCACGTCCAACCGGGGCCATCCGCCGTTCTTCCAGTTGGTCACGTTGCTCTTGCTCATCCCCAGCGCCAGACACACCGCCGACGGGCTGGTGTGCTTTTTCTTACATACTGCCTTCATGTGCTCGTAAAACACGCTCTCTGTCTCCTTTCTCGTTTACTTTTTGGAACTTTTGCGGTATCCTGTCGGAAAAGGAGGGTTTTTCATGCCCACAGTTTCCGATCACGCCCATACCATACTGGAATACATCGCCGCGCACCCACGCTCCGCAGAAACAGATATCCTGTCCGCCCTGCAGAAAACTTACGATTTAACGCTGTCCCGCCATCTGCTGATGTACCTGTCAGGCTCCGGGCTTCTGTCCGCATCCTCTGGCTGCTATAAGCTCACCCCAAAGGGAACCGAAGCCTTACAGCAGGCGCGCGATGATGCCGCCCGCCGTGCCAATGAGAAAGCAGAGCGTAAGAAGGATCGCATTATAACGATTGTTCTTTCGATAGTAAGCGCAGTCATCAGCTCGCTTCTCACGCTCATCATCAAGCAGTGACAGTGTGTAAATCTGCTGCGCGGCTTCAAAGTCACTGGACATATCCAGATACACCTGCCAGAAAATCTGAAACCGTGCGGCATCCGCTGCGTTGTCTCCGCAAAGCCCTGTCTGCTTGGCCGCTTCGTATGCGTACCGCTTGCGAGGCCCCCAATCAATTCGTTCGTCCATTCCGTCCTCCTTTCGCAAAAGTCCTTGACAGTTCCCCGAAAAGTACTTATAATGAAAGTACCACCAAACAGAATAAGTACTTGACGGGGTATGTCCATGCTTGTATCTTAGCACTTGTTAGGGTACTTTTCAAGCAGAATTTCACCCAGTTGAGTACTTTTGTGGTCATGCACAAAACGGGGGTGTGATTTTGTCCACTTTATATGAAAATATCAAATCCCTTTGTGATGATCGAGGAATCAAGCCCGGTAAAATGTGCGTTGAAACTCAGATCAGCAAGGGGCTGATTACCGATTTAAAAATGGGGCGGAAGAAAACCGTTCATGCCGAAACCGCAAAAAAAATCGCCGATTACTTCGGCGTGTCGGTGGAGCGTGTTTTGACCGGGGAAAAAGAAAACGCCCCCGGCCCGCAGGCCGAGAGCGATTTGGAGCGGAGGTTCAGAGCTGCTGCTGCAAAGCTTCCTCCTGATTTTCTGGAACGCGAGATTGCGTATCTGGAACAGAAAGCGCAGCAGCTGCACGTTCCAACTGATTCAGATATGTAAGCTGTTCCTCCGGTGGCAGGTGCTTCCATAACGTCACCAGCCGTTCGATTGCTGCGTCGTCCATGTTTCGCGCTCCTTTCGTTCGCACATTCGTTCGATTCATGTTTTGAGTATAGTACTTCTGTTCTAATAATGCAACGGCTATTTTAGAAAATATGGTGCATTAAGAGAGGGGGCATTGCCTACGGGCTTTTTGTCAACACTCGTTGCGGGAATCGCTGTCCTTGAATCATATGTGCTCATTTTCTGGCACGACAAACTCTCTTCATACCAGAACTACGACAGCCTGAAAAGCTACATAGAAGCGTGCCTCAGCGTAGCCATAGGGTCCGAGATGAAGCCATGGGTCAACTCTGCGTTGCCGCCCGATCTTAAGATGGGGGAAAACGCCAGTACGCATTGCGAGATTATCGCAGACACATACCGCCGAGAAATGCTGGAACGGTATTTCAAAGTAGATTCATGGTCTGCAAATAAGAAGGAAAACCTCTATTACGAAGAAAATCATTGGATTTGCTACAGCGAGTTTCTTAACTTCCTGACCCGCCATGCCGGAATATCCGGTGACTGGGGGCGTCAATATCATGTAACAACTGATTACAGCGATACCCTGTCCGACTTTGGCCTTGACCTCTATAAAGTCATATATGCAACATCAAAAGCTGCATCAAAATTTGGAATGCCGGAATACCTCGGCAACAGAAGCGATCAATGGCTACCTATCATAAAGTCAGGGAAAATTCCAAAATAACAGTTTGTGAGGGTGCCTATGCCAGACGATTATCACACCATAATGGAAAAGCGAAGAATGGAAGCGGAGGATAAATAGTTAGAGGCCCCCCGCCGCCTCTGCAACAAACGGCGGGGGGCTTTTGGCAGTGACAGGGGGCTTTGTCATCTGCTACGGGTAAAACGTATCACATTGAGGTGTAGCCCGGCAAGGCCCTAATCGTGGCTTTCGGCATGGTTCGACAAAACTCATATATACTTTTGGGGGTGAAATCATGACTTTGCGGGAAATGTGCGCGGAGCGGCGGGAAAAGCTGGGCTTAACCTATCTGGAAATCGCGGAGCAAAGCGGCTTGTCGCTCTCCACCGTCAAGAAATTCTTTTCGGCAGAATCCAAGGCCCCGGCTTTTTATGTGGTGGCCGGAATCTGTAAGGTGCTGGGTATTTCGCTGGACGCCTATGTGGGTATCGGCGACCATCTGACCGCCGATGAAAAGACCTTGCAGGAGCGAGCGGACGGCTTGGAACACCGCCTTGAAAATAAGCGGCTGACCATCGGCCTGATGGAGACAGAGCTGAATAACCTACGTCATTCCGTAAAACTATACAGGTGGATCATACTCGGTTTGTCGCTATTGATCGTCGGTCTCTTCGTCTGGTGCGTGTGGGTAGATATTCGTTGCGCCAATTACGGCTTTTGGAGGGGATAATATTGAATGTTTTACGCGCAGCGCTTTATCCGCGCGTCAGTACGGAAGAGCAGGCGAAGTTTGGCCTTTCCATCCACGATCAGCAAAACGATCTGGAAGAATACGCCAAAGCAAACGGGATGAAGGTTGTCGGCATTTACCCAGATGCCGGTTTTTCAGCCCGGAAGAAAATAGAAAAGCGCCCCGCCATGATGGAGCTGTTGGCTGCGGTCCAACGGGACGAAATTGACATTATTCTGGTCACAAAGCTGGACCGATGGTTCCGCAATATCGGCGAATATTATAAGGTGCAGGAGATCCTTGAAGCCCACAATGTGTGCTGGAAAACCATTTACGAGGACTATGACACCTCCACCGCCGCAGGCCGGTTAAAGATCAATATCATGCTGGCCGTCGCGCAGGACGAAGCAGACCGGACCGGAGAGCGGATCAAGAAGGTGCTGGACGCGAAGAAATCCCGTAACGAAGTCTGCACCGGCCATCTGCCGAAGGGATATAAGATCGACGGGAAATTCGCGGTGATCGACCGTGAAGCGGAGCCGGACGTCAAAACGTTTTTCAGTGTGTTTCTGGAAACAGGCTCCATCCATAATGCGATCTCCGCAGTCCCCAATTTGAAGCTGCAATACCGCACCGCAAGCAAAATGCTGGACAATCGCGGCTATGTCGGAGAATGGCACGGCCTGTCGATCCCGCCATATTTAACCGCAGAAGAGTTTGACCGCATCCAGACGCTGCGCAGGCGGCTCCAGCGAAAGGTGGCCCAGAACCGAACGTATATCTTTTCCGGGCTGCTTGTATGCGGAGACTGCGGGCGAAGGATCGGCGGCAGGCCGCGCAAGCTCGTAAACGGCGAATCCTATGTGTACAGCTGCGACGGCGCCTATCAGTATAAGGGCTGTCCCAATCATGCAAATATTATGGAAGCCACGATTGAACAGTATTTACTGGAAACGATTGACGCAAAGATTGAAATTTTTGCAAATACCAAAGACGAACCCAAACAGAATAGCAAAGAAATTGAGGAAAAAGCAAAGTCTTTGCAAAAGAAGTTAGCTAAACTTTCTGATCTGTATCTCGACGATCTGATCGCCAAAGATGAATACGCAAAACGCTACGCCGATCTGACGGCGCAGTTAGAATCCGCTGAATCATTGCTTCGCAAACCTCCGGCAAAATCCGCGAAAGACCTTTCCGAGGCATTCTTTTTCGGATGGCAGGATATTTATAAAGAACTTAGCAGAGAAAACAAAAAAGTGTTCTGGAAACTAAAGCTAAAAGAAATCCGGCTGTACCAAGATCGCCGGATAGACTTCGATTTCCTTTAATTCCATAGTTGCACCTAACCAAATGGTTAATGTAATCTATGGAATGCCCCCGCCCATTGTAGGCGGGGGCATAATTTATTCATGTTCCACGATCCCGTGGTAATACGCTGCCAGCTTTTTCTTTGCTCCCGGACCGTCCTTGTCCATCAGAAACGCCCTTGCCATATCCGCGTAAAACTCCGCAATGGACACGCCGTACTTTTCAGCCACGCCGGAATAGTCGGAATACATCATGTTCATGGTGATCCACCAGCAAGGCCGGGAAACCTTTTCCCAGGTCATTCCCATACTTTCCGCAACAGCGGTAGTCTGGTCAACACCCCAGTGGGGGCCGGTGGTACCGTCCTCGTTTCGGAGCATTGCAGACCACGCCGTCGCATCCTGTTCTGTAAAACCGTCAGATGTGCGGGTGCAGTCTTTCATGGCGGCAAGCGCAGACCAGCAGTCCAGCATCCCGCGGATCGCGCAGGCGGACCGTTCGCTGGCTGGCATCCGCATATACTCAGAAATGCCGTGTTCCAGCTTTTCCAGATATTCCGCGATCTGGTCTTTATTCATGCCCATAGTCCACCTCAGATCTTCTCAACCCGTGCGGCAACGTTGTTGACGGTGGAAGCCGCGCCGGTCAGCAGC